CCGTTATAGCTGGATTTGGTATTGGGATGGTGGGGCATTTAATGTGTATAGAGGATATACATATTCAGTAGGTTCAATGCGTTCTCCTATATTTTATGATTCTGATAATACTGGATATTATTTTGGTAGTGGTAGTGGTGATTCAAGATTAAACTGGGTTGGGGCAAATAACTTCTATTGTTATCCGGGTTATATGTTCTATTCAGACCCTGGTGGATGGACTGGTGAATACTATAAAATACAATGGCATAGTTCTCACTTATATTTCCAAAGACAACAATGGGGTTATTTTATTTTTAGAAATCCAAATGGTAGTGAAGGAGCTTATATAAATGATAATAACCTTTATTTATCGTATTTGGGTTGGATGAGTAACTATGTAAACCAATCTGTAACATCTGGAGCTTCTCCTACATTTGGTGAAGTTTATGCAAATGGCTGGTTTAGAAACAATGGTGGTGGTGGTTTATATAACCAATCATATGGTTCTCACATTAGAACTAACTTTGATTCATCATATGGTTGTTATCAGACATTTGGATATTATAGAGGTGGATATGGTGGTATGCTTGTAAATGACCCATCCGGCTATTACAACAATTTAATGTTTGAAAGTGGTAATGGTGGTATCTATGTTCAAAATGGTAATGGATGGAGTTATTATTATAGTAGAGGTAACAACTGTGCATCGGTTGATTCAACAACTTATGGATTTATTAGATTTAATATTCAAGGGTCTGTAAGATTCCGTCAGTTTATTAATATGAACTATAACGCCGATGGTAACATTGATGTTCAAGGTGGATTTGGTGTTTATTATCGTTCATCTGGAGGATATAATACTGTTGTACAAACTGATGGATATAACTCTGTTTATATAATTACAGGTGGCGGTTCTTATGGTGGAGTTGTTATGTATCCTGGTTACTACTATTGGAACTCATATTCAGATAGACGTATTAAAAATATATTAGGACCTATTGAAAATGGTGTGAGTAGTATAAATCGTTTAACTCCAATATATTTTACAAATACACTTGAATATACTAAAGGTAGAGAAGATACTATTGTTAAAATGGGTCTAATTGCACAGGAAGTGCAAGAGGTATTCCCTAATATAGTTAGAGAAGATGAAAAGACTGGATATTTAACGGTATCCTATGAATCTTTAATACCTGTATTAATAAAATCTGTTAAAGAACTTAGCAACGATGTGAATTTCTTAAAAGCACAAAATGAATATTTATTAGAAAGACTTGAAACTTTAGAACAATTAAATGGTATCACTATAACTTCTGGAAGTAGTGGTTAAAAAAATAAAAAATAAAAAAATATGGCATTAATAGTAAATACACCAATTGGAACAGATAGAGGATTGGCAACAAATGCGTATATTAGAATAGGCAACTATATGATAGAAAAAGCTGGTCGTTGCAAATTTGATATTCATATTTACAAATCAAAAGAAGATGCAATAATTGCAGATTCAAATGTAGCAACATATGGAGTAGCTAATCACTTAACAGCATATAGTTTAGAAATTGGTAAAGAACTTACAGTAGATTTAACAAGAGAAATAATAAAAACAGTAACTGTTCCAAATGAAAAACCTGTAACTGTACAAGTGGAAAGAACAATTGGTACTAGAAGTTATATGACAACAGAAACTCAAGTTGTTGTAGAAGATGCTACATACCAAACAACATTAAAAGTACCAGATTGGACTCAATTAGAAAATCATAATATTTTTGAATTTGGATATGCAAAATTAAAAGATAGATTATCTGAATTATATGGAGCAGAAAATATAGAAGATGACCATACAACTGCAGTAGGTGAAGGTCCTTTTGCTGAAGCATATGATGAAGATATTAGAGTAAGAAACGAAGGAAATATTTAATAAAATAATATGGCAATTTATACAATAATACACGAAAAAACATTTTTGGGAAATAAAGTAAATAAATTATTTTCTAACATTTTAAGTTATGATTTAGGAAGAGATGATTGTAAACTTAGATATGAATTAAGATATGTTGACCCAAATAGAGAATCGGTAGCAATACCGGATACTATTATAACATCCAATGTATGGCAAGTTCCTCATGAAGTATTAAGTAATTGGTCTGGTAGTAATGCATATTTGGTAGAAAAATTATGTGAGATGCTAGATTTTACACCAATTGAACATTCGGCTCATAGTGATTTAAATAGTGGTTCATTATCAATCGCATCGGTTAATTTTAAAAGATAATATTTATAATATAAAAATACAATTATGGGAAGACTATACGAATGGAAAGTAAAATCTGTAAGAAAAGCAAATAGCGAAGACTTATCAGATGTTATTATTGGTACACAATGGAAATGCATTGGTACTGATGAAGAAACTGGATTGGTTGGAGAATTTAACGGAGCAACTCCTTTTTCAATGCATTCTATAAATACTGGTAGTTTTATTACATATGAAGATTTGACAGAAGAGGTTGTAATTGGCTGGATTAAGAATGTAGCTAGTAGTTCAAATGATATAAGATATTGGGAGCATATTGATGGTGTTATTACTAAAGAAATAAATAAGCAAAAATACGAACATAAAGAAGTTCCTGGTGATTTATTACCTTGGTATACTGGTAGTGTAATGACATATCCAACGGCTTCAATGCCACCTATTTAGTAGAATAGTATAAAACTAAAAATTTAAGATGTCCAAAGTGCAGATTTATAAACAAATTTGTGTTTTGGACATTTTCTTTATATTTATATGAGTATTATTGTAACTATCTACAAATACACATTTAAAATACAAATCGGAGAAATAAAATGGCAGAAAGAATCGTATCACCTGGCGTATTCACAAGAGAAAATGACCTTTCCTTCATAGCGCAAGGAATTGGTGAAATTGGAGCAGCATTCGTAGGACCTTTTAAGCAAGGACCTGCATTCGTTCCTACAATTGTGAGAACTCAATCAGAGTTCGAAAATATTTTCGGAACACCTGATGGAACTTATTATACTGAATATGCAGTACAAAACTATCTAAGAGAAGCTGGTGCAGCAACAGTCGTAAGAGTAGCTGGTATCGGTGGTTATCAACAAGCAGCACCTTTTGCAATTATTGCATCTGGTTCTTATGGACAAACCTTAATTGCAACTTTACATTCAACTAAAGCAGCTGGCGGAACTAATGTAGGATTTTCAACAACTACATTAACTTCTAGTTTTTCAACTTCTGGTTCGTTTGTAATTTCTGGTGATATTACTTCTGGTTCAACTGCATTCGCAATGATATCAGCATCTATATTACCAAGCAGTACAGCAGATATAGCTGATATTTTTGGTGAATCTCCATTTGGTAAGAAAAGAGCATACGCTTATACATACTTTGAAAATGCAACTGGTAACTATACTGGTTCTATTGCAGATGGACAAGGTGTAAAAATATATGGTACAACATTACCAACTCAAGACTTTGCATACGATTCAACTTATTCATCTACCCCTTGGGTTAAATCTCAAGTAGATAATAACGGTCTTAGATATGACCTTTTCCGTTTTCATACATTAGGTGATGGTAATACATACAATACTAAATTTAAAGTTGGTATTTCAAATGTTAAAGCAGCTGGTGAAGATGGTTCAACTGATTATTCTGTATTTACTGTAACTTTAAGAAAATTTGATGATACTGATAAAAGAAAGTCTGTAGTTGAAACATATAACAATGTAAACTTAGACCCATCATCTCCTAACTATATAGCTAGAAGAATTGGTGATAAATCTTATACAATTGATTCTAATGGTAAGATAACTGAATATGGTGATTACTCAAATAAATCAGCAAACTTTAGAGTAGAAGTTGCTATGGAAGGTTCATTCCCTATTTCAGCAGCACCATTTGGACACGCTGCATATGTAAACCCAATTTATTGTGGTAGTGTGGGATTATCTCAAAAAGTACCTGCAGTTGTTTACCAAACAGGTTCGGCAAATAATGGTTCATCATCTCCAATTTACTTTAGTGGATTTGATTTTGAAACATCTGGAGTTAGTATGGATAACAAACAATATTGTAATCCACTTACTAAAGTAACTGAAGTTGGTTCAAACGTATTATTTGCATTTGATTCTCAATTAAGCTATCAAATGACAGGTTCAGCAGCAGCTGATATGGTTAAGAGACAATTTGTATTAGCATTCCAAGGTGGTTTTGATGGTGTGAATCCAACTAAAACTATTGCTAAGGCTGGTGATACTGATTGGGGAGCAGCTAATAACCAAGGATTTGATTGTTCTAAATCAACATCATCTGGTTCAGTAGCTTACGCTAAAGGTATTAACGCTTTATCAAACCCGGATGAATATGATATCAATATGGTTGTAACACCAGGTATCAATAGACAATTACATCCATCTATTACTCAAAAAGTAATTGATATGGTTGAAGATAGACAAGATGCATTCTATATCGCTGACTTTACTGATTATGATGCTGATATTACAACAGCAACTGAACAAGCAAATTCAGTAGATTCAAACTATGTAGCTTGTTATTATCCTTGGTTAAAAACAATTGATTCTAACACAAACAAACTTACAACTGTACCTCCTTCTACATTATTACCAGCGGTTTACGCTAGTAGTGATAGATTATCAGCTGAGTGGTTCGCACCTGCTGGTTTAAATAGAGGTGGTATCATTGGAGCAGTAAGTGTATTAAATAGATTAACTCATTCTGAAAGAGATACTTTATATGAAAACAAAGTAAACCCAATCGCAGCATTCCCTGGACAAGGTATTGTAGCATTCGGACAAAAGACTTTGCAAGATAAAGCATCTGCATTAGATAGAATTAATGTAAGAAGATTACTTATAACTGTTAAGAAGTTTATCGCATCTACATCTCGTTACTTAGTATTTGAACAAAATACAGCAGAGACAAGAAATAGATTCATTAACACTGTAACTCCTTACTTAGAAGGTATCCAACAAAGACAAGGTTTGTACGCATTCAATGTTGTAATGGATTCATCTAACAATACACCTGATGTAATTGATAGAAACATATTAGCAGGAGCAATATTCCTTCAACCGGCTAAGACAGCGGAATTTATCGTAATAGATTTCAACATCTTACCTACTGGAGCAAGTTTCTCAGCATAGTATGAAAATAAACAAAATTAATATTTATTAATATAAAATAAAAAGAAAATGGCAGACGATTTAATATTACCTTACGACAAGATGATTTTCAATTCTTTTGAACCAAAGATGAAGAATAGATACTACATGGAAATGTCCGAAGTAGGTATCCCAGCATTTATGGTAAAAACAGCAAATAGACCTGAAATCAATTTTGAAACTGTTACTATTGACCATATTAACGTACAAAGAAAATTGAAAGGTAAAGGTACTTGGCAAGATATAAACCTTACATTATATGACCCAATTGTTCCTTCAGCAGCTCAATTAGTAATGGAGTGGGTTCGTTTATCACATGAATCTATTACAGGTAGAGATGGATATGCAGAGTTTTACAAAAAGACTTTAAATTTCTATATGTTAGGTCCTGTTGGTGATAAAGTTGAAAAATGGACTTTAAATGGTGCATTTATTACTAAAGCAGCTTTTGGTGAAGTTGATTTTAGTAACGCTAATGAGCCGGTATCAATTGATTTGACATTAGCTTATGATTATGCAGTTCTTGAATACTAATATTCAAAACAATATAAAATTAAAGGGGATACTAAAATATCCCCTTTTTTATGCTTTCTAATTTTTTAAAAACTATGTATTTATATATACAAACTTAAAACAAAGTAAAGTTATGACAGAAAAACAATTTGATTTTCCAACTGAAGTGTTGGATTTGCCATCTAAAGGTAAATTATATCCAAAAGAAAATCCATTATCTTCCGGTAGAATCACAATAAAGTATATGACTGCAAAAGAAGAAGATATTCTTTCTTCTACAAACCTAATTAAAAAAGGTATTGTGTTAGATAAATTATTTGAATCTATTATAGTTGATGATGTAAATGTTAATGATATATTAGTTGGTGATAAAAATGCTATTATATTAGCAACTCGTTTATTAGGATATGGTGCAGATTATAATGTATCATTTTATTCATCTAAAGCAGGTAAGAGTATAGAAACTACTGTAGACTTATCTCAAATAAGAACAAAGGATGTTGATACATCTATGTTTGATTATAAAAATGAATTTGAATTTAAAACTCCAAGTGGTAATGTATTAACTTTTAAATTACTTACACATGGTGATGAAGGATTGATTGAAAGAGATATTGCAGCATTGGAAAAAATGAATAAAGATACATCTTTTGAAATTACAACTAGATTACGATATATGATTAAAGCCGTAGATGGTAATAAAGATATAGCACATATAAATAAATTCATCAATAATTCTTTTTTAGCTAAAGATAGTAGAGCTTTTAGGGATTATATTAAAAAAATCTCTCCAGATATGAACATGACATTTACATATGTACATGAAGATGGAGAAAGTGAGGTGGCGCCTATTCCAATGGGCGTAGGGTTTTTTTGGCCTAGCGAAGAATCATAGTGCATTAATCCATACTCAAATATTTGAGATGGTGGAATATAGCAATGGATTTTCGTTGATGGAATTATATAAATTACCAACATATCTTAGAATATTTTATTATAATAAATTAGTAGAATCTAAGAAAAAGGAAGCAGACGAAACAAAAAAAGCACAATCTGGGAACGCATCAAAAGTTAGGATTAGGAGATAATACTTCTATTCCTAACTTTTTTCTTTTATATCATATTTATAGATGAATTAGTGTAAATAAACGATAATGACAAAGTACAAAATAAAAAAACATCAATTAAAAGAGTTTTTTGGATTGTTTGCTAAAAAAAGAACACCAGAAAAACTTCAAAAATTAATTGATAAAGACCCTGTATTGCAAAAACTAAAAGCTGATGTAGATAAATTAAACTACAAATATAAACCAGCAATAGATAAATTAAAAGATGAAAAACCCGAAATGTTTAGAATGTTTCAGGATTGGGGATTGATACCAAATGATTATAATTAATGGCAGAAAAACTATCAGATAGCGAAGACCAGAAACGATTAGATATTCTTAGAGATATTGAAGAAACTAATCAAAGAATTGAAGAGCAAAATAAAAAGGCTGCGGTAGTTGGTGCGGAAGAACGTAAAAGACTTGAACGTAGAATTCAAAAAGAAAAAGAAACGTTAAAGGAATTACAAAACCAAGTAAAGCCATTAGAACAACAAAATACATTAGCAGAAGAATACGCTGATTTACAAGATACATTACAATCTTCTTTTACAAAATTAGATGCTGGTGCTAGAAAATTAATAACTACTAATAAAATAGGTGGAACGGCTTTTGCATCTCTAGCATCGGATATATTAAATATAAAAGACGAACAAGCCGGGTTATCTGCGGAAGAATTAAAAAGTAATCAAAAAAAATTAGATGTATATACATCATTATATACATCTATAACACAACAAGCAGACGCAGCCTCACAAGCTAAAAGTGAATTATTAGGTCAAACTGAGGCAACTAATAGAAGACTTCATTTTGAAGAAAGTATTGCAAATTTAGGACCTGAAGAAAAGAAAAAGTTAAAAGATTTATTTCAATTAAAAGAAAACTTAATACAACAGGAAGAAAGATTAAAAACAATACAAGACGAAGCTGATGATTTATATCAAAAATTACCAACATTTTTGCAAGATGGGGTTGATATGGCTAAGAAACTTGGAAAATCTTTATCAACAGGTATGTTACCAGTTGTTGCTCTTGGAGCTCTACTTGCAGCAGCTTTAGCATCATTTACAGAATTAGAAGCAGCTGCTGGTAAATTTAGAGAAGAAACTGGATTAACAAAATCGCAAACAAAAGATATAGCTAATCAAGTTAGAGAAATTCGTGCTGAATTTGCTGGATTGGGTATTGAAGCAAAAGATGTATATGATGCCGTTGCTGCATTAAAAGGAGAATTTAGTGATTCCACTCAATTAACAAAAGGGGTAATTGCAAATGTTACCCTATTAAATAAACAATTTGGAGTATCTCAAAAAGATGCAGCAGCAGTTAATATGGTATTCCAAAGTATGGCAGGGTTATCTGCATCAACTGCTCAAAGTGTTTCTCAACAAGTAGCTGAATTAGCTAATGCGGTTGGGGTAGCTCCATCTAAAGTATTTAGCGATATTGCAGAATCAGCTGAAAGTACTTATACTTATTTTAAAGGAGATGTAAACTTAATAGCTAAACAAGCAATCGAAGCTAGAAGATTGGGTAGTAGTTTAAAAGATGTATTAAAAACAACTGAAGGACTTTTGGATTTTGAAAATGGTATTGAAAAAGAATTAGTGGCAGCAACTTTTGTTGGCGGACAATTCAATTTATCTCAGGCTAGAGCATTAGCATATGCTGGTAAGCATGTTGAAGCTCAGCAAGAAATACTAAGACAAGTTGAAAGAAATGGAAAATTTGCTGACCAAGATATGTTTACTAAAAGAGCATTGGCAGATGCTGCTGGTACTACGGTAGAGAATCTAACTAAGCAATTACTTATTCAACAAAGATTGGGTAATTTAAGTGAAGCTGAAAAGAAAAGAATAGCTGATGCTATGGATAAGGGATTGGATATTACCAATATGACAGATGCCCAATTAGCAGCAAAAACTGCACAATTAACAAAAGAACAAGAAATAGCAGATAAGGTTACTCAAATGGAAAATTCATTTAAAGGCATAGTTGCTTCTGTAGGAGAAGGATTATTACCTTTAATGGAAGCACTATCTCCAATAGTAACTACATTAGGTAATATATTTGGTGCTATATTTAAAGCATTAAATTCAATACCTGGCCTATTCCCCGCTATTATTGGTGGATTGACAGCAATGTATATTTTAAGTAAAAAAACAGCGTTGTTAAAAATGCAATCCGCAATCGCATCTATATTTGAAGGAAATGCAAAATGGGGAGCAATTGGTTTGATAGCAGCTGGAGCTGGGGTAGCTGCTCTGTTAGCGTATTTAGGAAGTGCAAAAGTTAAAGAGACTGGTGATATGGCAATAATGCCTGGTAATGGTGTACAAATATCAACAGATGAAGGTGGTATATTTAAACCATCTCCAAATGACCAAATTGCAGTAGCTCCAAATGCGGTATCTAATTTGCAAAATTTAAGTAAAATGCAAAATAAAAGAGCAGCTAATACAATATTAAATACCGGTGGTAATACATCTTCGAATAGTATTGATGTTTTAGTTCAAGAAATGAAAGCATTGAGACAAGATATGAATAATGGTAAAATTGGGGTTTACATGGATGGATTACGAGTTACATCTGGAATTGCGGTAGCATCTGAAAAGAGTACTCGTAATAATTTTAATTACGGACAAAGAACATAACATATGCCAAGTTTAGAAGAATTATTTAGAAACCAAAAAATAGAAAAAGGACCTAATGCAGGATTAACTGCAGAAACGGCATATGCTCCGCAAAATAGTAAAAGTAAAGATATAACATCATCAAATATTTTTATTAATAACGTAAATTCTTTAGGTGGCGGCCCTTTAAAATTATTTGATGTTCTTGGAAAAGTAAACAAAGCTAGAAAAAAAAGTAGTATTACATTAGGTGAAACTTTAGGAGAAGAAGATGAGGTAGGACTAAAACAATTTGTAATTTCTGGTAAACCTTATTTATATGGATTAGATTTTTTTAGAATATCAAATGGTAGAACTCAAACATTGGTAACAATGAATAAGGCAGCTGCTAAAGGTATACCTGGTGGATTTGATGATAAAATAGGAGCAGCTGCGGGAAATTATGTGGGAGATGCTGTTACGAATTTTCTTAATAATCCAAAAAAAGCGCAACTTCCACCAACTCCTGATTTAGCAGCATTAGGTACTGAAATTGCAATTGATATTGGTGATAGATTGATAGGGGCGGTATTACCAAGACCTATGATACCAACTAGAGTTGCCGAAGAATTTGAAAAATGGTATGATTCTCCAACAGAAGGAATGAATCCTGATAAAAGAAAAAATCTTACTTATGAGTATAATACTGATACAAAAATACTTAAATTAGTAGAGAAAAGTAAAGTAAAAAGTGCACTTAGTAATGCAGTAAAGGCTAATAAAAATATTTTATCACAAACTAAAGATTTTTTAATATCAACTGCGGCTAGTGTTGTTGGTGGACTTGTAAAAGCTGGAGTATCTTCTTTAATTAGAAAAGGTGCAAATAAAATACTTACAAATAAATTAGGTAATATACTAATGGGAAATAGTGGAGGTACATCACAGCCAGTAACAGAATATACAATTAAATATTCAAGTAAAAATGAATATAGTAAAGTTGCTTTAGCTGAAACTTTTAAATCTTTAGATGAACTTGGTACATTGAAAAGTAGAGGACTTAATTTATATGGAGGGGAGGCGTTGAGAAAGGCAATTGCTGATAATAATCTTGTAAAAGTAGCACAAAAAAATACTGAAAATGCTAAATGGTTACCAGGACTTAAATACGCAGTTGTAAAAACAGACCAACAACTTTTAGAAGAATTAAATAAAGAACCAAATAGTTTATCTCAAAACGTAACAAATGACTTATTTAATGCTAGAGGTATATCGCTTGGGCAAGATTTTTTAAACTTAGCATCTGCTGTACAAACATCAACAGCTGTTACTGATAGTGAAGGTAAATTATATGATTCATTTGATTTTATATCTTTAAAATTTTATTCTACATATCAAGATAAACACGTACAATTCAGATGTACTGTAAAAGAATTAACAGAAACTTTTACACCATCTTGGGATACAAATAAATTTATAGGTAATCCATTTAATTTTTACACATATGGTGGAGTTGAAAGAAGTTTACAATTTACATTTAAAGTATTTTCATTAAATGCATTGGAACATAAAAAAGCATGGAATAGGTTGAGTTTTTTATCATCACTTACATATCCACAAGATTATAAAGGATTGGTAGGAGCAGTTGCACCTCCATTAATTCAATTTACATTGGGTGATATGTATAAAGGAAAAGATGCAATAATTGATAGTTTAAGTTATTCTGTTGATGAAACTATTCCTTGGGAAATTGGTACAAATGCAAAATTAGCAGGACCAATTTTATCAACAGGTCCATCTGGATACTTATTTGTTCCAGATACAACAAGTATTTCTGATGTTTCAAATTATAAATTACCAATGATAATAAATGTAGATATAACATTGAAATTCTTAGAAAGTAGAAATAGTATAGCTGGAGGGCAATATAGTTACTCCGGATAAATAAAATAAAATATGTCAGAAACAGTACCACAGCATGCACCTACTGATGTAGTTAAGAATTATGTAAAACCTGAAATTAGACGAACTCCTGATGGGGGTGTTTATATTGTAGAAACTGGTAATACAAAATACGGAACAATTAGAGACCAATCTTATGGTGAGCATTGGCAAGGAAAGGCTTGGGGTAAAGTTGGTGAATTTGCATTAAAAACCGGAGCATCTTTAATGGGTGAAGGTTATTTAGCAACTGGAGGTAAATTAATATTAAAATCAACAGGAACCGCAGTAGCAGCTATTGGTGATGGGTATGAAGTAAAAGATGCGTTTATAAAAGGTACTATTGTAAATACATTTACTCCATCAAACCTTGGGCACTTGTATAAACATGGTAAGGGTGGTCTGGTTGGTCATGGTTTAGCTGAATGGAGCGACCTTATCAAAGGTAAAGGAGATAAAGGTACTACTTTTTTTGAAAAAAATGGTTTAACTTGGAATCCGGGGAAAACAAATATAACTATTCTTGGAAAGAGTAGAGAACTTAGACCATGGACAACGGAAATAGGAGGAGTTCAGGTAGAAATGCATACTCTTGGATATGGTGCATATCACCTTATAAAAGGTAATCATGGTGGTGGGCATGAAAATAACCATACTGAAGCCGCTGAAGAAGATTTAAAAACTGGAGAGGGACATTTTCCAAATATATATGTGGCGGATAAAAATGATACTAGAAATCCGCTAGAAAAAATGGCAGACGAAAGAATATTATATGGTAAAGATGCAAATTTTATAGCGCTATATACTCAGGGATTTAAAGATAAAGCATATGAGTATCAAGAGGCATTAGAACAAAAGAGTTCTTTTGACCATACAATACCACAATCAATTGGAATAATTACATTAAGGCATGAAATTTCAACGGGAGGCGAAATTGTAGCACAAGACTTGAAAGATTTACAGCACTTTGAATATGGAATAATGACTGCTAATGAAGATTGGTTACGAGGTATAAATAATGGAACAATTCGTTTAGCTAATGACCCATTGTTAAATAATGTTGCTGCAATTGGAGCAAATGTATGGGGCGGTGCTAATTGGTTACTTGCTGCCGGACTTGGAACTGTTGCAACCGCAGGAGGTCTTATTTGGAATGTAGGGTTTGGCATAGCTGATGGATTTGCTTCAATACCATATGAAGTAGCATCAGCTATATATACAGTTGGAGGTACTGAAATGTTTATAAAAAAAGTACAAGCATGTGACCTTATAAACAAAGGTCTTGATGCGGCATCTAAAGGTATCAATGCGGTAAATAAATACACTCAACAATTAGATAAAAGTGCATACGAAAGACCAAGATACGTTTGGGGTATTGGTGATGATGGACAACCAAAGCAAATTAGAGTTGATGCTAAAACTAGAGATGAAAAATTAGAGCAACAATTAAATGACCAAGTAAAAAAAGAAAGCGATTTGTTAAAGCTTGTGCGTGATGATTATAGAAATAAAGTAAATAAAAGTTCACCATTGCCAAAAAATAACAACATTGTAACAGATAAAAAGCAAGTAAATGCATTAAAGCAATTTATTAAAAGCCTTCCACAAAATGGTAAAAGTTAATAACTTATGAGATACGATAATAATTTAACAAAAAAAACAATAGATGGTAGAGAGGTATATCTTCCTAAAATATACCCAACAATACCAGATTCTCCAAGCGATTTATTTATAGCAACCGAAACGGGAGATAGATTAGATACTCTTGCCTATCAATTTTATAAAAATACGTCTTTGTGGTGGATAATAGCAGCAGCTAACCACATACATACAGCTCCAATTGGATTTCAAGATGGTACAATATTACGAATACCAACAAATTATTTGGAAATTTTACAAAAAACAATTTAATAATTATTATAAGTTATGGCATATCCAATTTTTAGTGAAATAGATACTGGTATTTATGAAAATATAAGTTCAGTTGGACAAAATAGTAATCCCATTATTAAAAATGTAAGTGCAAACGCATCTTCTCATTATCCTTGGCTTAGAGCTATATCTGGAACAGGAAATGGATGCATTATGTATTCTAATCCTGATATACCACTTATAATGACACCCACTAAAATAACAAAGGCAGATGGTACGATAGATTATATAAATTCACCAAGTGTATATGGTGATAGAAAAAATAGTGGTATGATTGGATATGATTGGGCAGGCAAGCCAGTATATCCTGAAAATACTATTGATATTGGAAATTTTGTACTAAAACCATCTCCTTTAATTACTGGATTGGAAATAAAAGAGGGTAAAGACCAAATATCAAGAGAAGGAAGTTTAACTATAAAATGTTTTTCGTTAGGGCAATGTGAGGCTATTCAAACATATTTTATGGAACCTGGACATTCTTTGCTAATAGAATATGGATGGTCTAGCATGCAATCATTAAAAGAATTAATAGATATTAGTTCTCCGGGTAAAATTCCAACATTAGTTGCCGATGCAAATTTAAATGCAGATGAACTATATAAAAAAAGAAAAAATTCTAAAGGAGAGTACGATTCATTTTTTGGATTTATAGTAGGAGGCAGTACTACATCAGATGGTGATAATTTTATAATAACTGTTAGACTTAGAGGTATGCCAGGATTACCTACTTGGATGCAATTACAAAAAAATATAAATCCAATTGTTGTAGTAAAAGATAAAAATGGAAAGGTGGTATCATCAAGTGTTGCAATTATACCAACTACAACTTTATTTGGTGAAAGCGAAATAATTGTAGCTGCTGGTCGTGATGGTGTTATAAGTGGGGAGAGAAGATACAAATGGATGTTTAACGAATTACCTCCAATAAGACAAACGCCTGCTGTAAAAGCGTTGGTTGCAAATGTAACGGCAAATAATAACAATTTTGGTTATTGGGATTTGATAAATTTTGATTATTATGTATCTCAACAATTAAAAGCATTTTCTGCATCTGGCTGGACTTTAAGCTGGCCTTTTTATAAAGGTAGCGCTGAAATTCAAATAAAAGATGCTAGTATTTCAAAAGATAAAGTAATTTCTAAAAATAGATATATTAATTTTGCATTAGCAATAACAATTTTAAATAAAAATAACGGATTATCATCATATAAAGTTGGCGATAAAGAAGTAAAAGTAAAAATTTCTCCAATGGCAGATATAGGAGCGTTTCCTGGTATTTTTTCAACACGTGCATCTAAATTATTAATACCGGGTAAAATACCAAATTTTTATTCATTTTATTTAAGTCCAAATAGTATAGATTCAAATGAAATACTAAAAGAATCAAATTTTATAGATAACAGTATTCATGGAAAAGAATATGTGTATAATGCTACAACTGGAAAAAATGAATTACAAAATTTTATGTATTCATTTGTACAGGAATCGGATTTATCTCCAAAAGCAGGATATTTGGGCCAGTACGAAGTTTCAAAATATTGGGGAAAACTTCAGTATTTATATGTTAATTTTGATTTATTTTCAAATATACTTAAAAATTCTATAAATAAATCAATAAGAGAAGTATTATTAGAATTATTAAACGAAATGTCATCTGCCGTTAATTCTTTTTGGAATTTTCAACTTGTAGAAAAAGTAGATGAAAATGGTAATATTCAAATTGGAATAATAGATGAAAATTTTAGCGGTATAAATAAAAAAATACCAAAAATATTTTATCATAGTGGAGAGTCATCCGTATTTTTAGAAGCAGATATGGATATAAACATACCAGCGGAAATGACTAATGCATTGATATTAAGAAGATTGGATTATACAAGTAATCCAGACCAGCATATATTAAAGCCAATTGGAGCATTTTCACCATTACCTGATAAATTTTTAAAAAGTGTTGATTATAAAGCAACACCAAATGTAAATACTGGCAATCCTGCACGTGAGACTGCTACACAAAAAGCAGAAGATTTGAAAAAACAAATAGAGGCATTAAATAACACATTCACATCCGAAACTGCTTATGTTGGAACGCAAGTAATAACTCAATATAAAAATTCAGCTGGAGATGTTGTATATAGTACAATTTATGATGGTACAAGTGGTAGAATTACAACCTTATATGATAAAGGTTCTGCTGGACAGGATTATGAAAAATTAATTAATGACTTAGCCCAAGCAGAAAATGATTCAAAAACAAATGTACAAATGGCGGTTGAAAATAATTTGAAAAAAATTGATGTACTTCCCAATCCATGGAATACATCTGTTAATTCATCTGCATTACAAGCAACTGCAGATTTTACAACTTTTGATAATAATTTTAAAATATATTGTTGCGATGATACGCAATTATTTGATATATTAAAAAATAATGCATTTGAAACATACCCATCAGATAAAACATCGCCCCCACTTCCAATAAAATATACTTTTAAAATATTAGGAAAAAGTGGATTAAGACGTGGTGATGTATTTAATGTAATTGGAATTCCTAGAAAATATGCAAAACATGGATTTTTTCAAATAGTAAATATTGAACAAAATATTGTAGGAAATTTATGGACAACTACGGTAACCGGACAATATAGGCAAACTATAAAACAATAATATGAAAAATTATACAAATAATATTATTAGATATGCAGTTATTCAAAGAGAATTTGGGTTAATAAAAATACCTAAAATAACAGCATTTGTACCAGAACCATCTGATGATGATTATATGACTGGATATATTTCTAGAAATTTTGCACAAAAAGTAAATGATTCTAATTCTCCAATATTTGAAATGGATAGTAATAGAATGAATGAAATAGTAACATCTGATTTTTATAATGTAGTAACCATAAAATGGAGATTAGTTGGAACGCCTCAAGAAATTATGGATTCCAATTCAGCATCTATAAAATTTGTTTCTAATAAAATGAGAAATTTGAAATTATATCTTCCTAATCTTTTACAATTTGCCAAAGTTTAATTTGGCAGTTTGAAATAAATTTCGTATATTTACATAATTATATGGGGATGCCTTGGAATTGATTGCGATGAGAATGGTAGTACCACACGTAGACAGAAGTGCTAGATGTCTTTAAATCTGTACAAAACAATAACTGACGAAATGTCAACTATGACCTTTGATGACCTTATGGCTTTCATTGGTGCTGATTACGCTGTAGCAGCCTAATCTCTTCCGCACACATCGTGGGACAATTAAATAGAATGTGAACCGACACTACGGACAGACGAGTAGGAAGAATGAGACTCCGTTATGAGGATGTGATTCGAACACATCATAAACTCATCTAGAAAATCGAATGGTGGAAAGCTGTTTAACCAACGGCCCCAATTCTTTTGGAATGGTTGTAAGATTAAACCATTATCCTAAACGTGTGAAACGCTGGTATTATGGTTACTTCGTAAGACAGGGGTTCGATTCCCCTCATCTCCACAACAATCCCGAACTATTATTTGGTAGTTTGGGATTTTTTTTGTATCTTTGTATCCTATGATAATTGTTGAGTCTATTGATGAATTAAACGAATTGAGTACTAAGCTGGAAACCGAAGCTTCCGTTTGGTATCCTATGT